CCGCAGGGGGGCTTCCGGATCCGCGACTTGGAGAAACTTGCAGTGAAACCAAAAGCTCCGTATCGACGTCTCCGCCGAGAACCCAGCGTAACCACTGAGGCCTCCTGTGTTTCTACAGGGGACTTTGATGGTTCGGGAACCGTGTCGACCTCTTACTGGGGTCCATTTACGGTTAAGTCCGTGTCTGGGGAGATGGCAGACGTCGTTACACCTGGGTATAACCAGATAGTAGCAGCTGGTGGAATTGTGAACAATCCTTGTTCAAAGGTGCATGTTGAGATCCTCGAGGAGGATGGTTCGTACAGTTGGACATGCCCTGGTGGCATGTATTCCAGCGGTTCGGGACCATGGACCTCAGCTTGGCTATCGAGTAAGCCTTGTGCTTATCTGATCGACAAGGTCGATCAGACTCCTCTTGAAAAGGAGGTTAAGCTCAAAGCCATTGCGTACATCGACAAGACACCTTACGCCATGGGCGAAGACGTTTTTGAAATCAGAGAAACCCTCAGGTTCCTCAAACGTCCTCTCGGCTCTTTGTTGGACCTAACGGCCCATATAAGGAGACGGCGCGGCCTTTCCCGCATCACTCTTCGGAGTAACGCGAAGCTGGCGCAGCACATTGCTGATAATTGGCTTACCTATCGGTTTGCCTTCTCTCCCCTCGTCCAGTCGGCGTCCAACGTGTATGAGTCGCTCTTCCGTAAGGAAGAAAAGCTTCCCCCCAGATTACATTCGGGGGGCTCTGCCAGTGATGGCAGGTACGCTGAAGACATCGTCCAGGTCGGGGACAACAGCGACTACGTGAAGTATAGTAGAAGCTGTCTCGACAATGTGTTGCATCATGCCACAGTCTTTTACGAGGTCACAAACCCTGTGACAGACTGGCGTCGTACCTATGGCCTCAGATGGAAGGATCTTCCGACCACTCTCTGGCAGATTGTGCCTCTGAGCTTTTTGGTCGATAGACTGGTTAATATCCAGCAAGGAATACAAGGTTTAACAAACCTCCTTGATCCTTCCGTTAGGATCCTAGCCGCATCCCATTCCACTCGGGAAAACCTGTTTCAAACGATTCAGGCAACTGAGAGGTTTAGGGATAATGGCTGTTCCCAAGTCCTTAACGGTGGTATAAGGTCCACCGAGAGCACCGTTTATACACGGAACCCTTGGACTCCGAGTGTTGGCGATATCGTACCCGGATTTAACCCCGGGGGCCTTGTCAAAGACGCTACATCCGTTGTGGACCTAATGGCGCTAATCCTGCAACGCCTGAAGGTCTAGACTCAACAGCAAGGTACTGCTACAATGTCCATAGAAAATGCATCCGTGCCATTGGGACCCACATCCTGGGCCCCCACCGGTGGTAGTGCGACGACCGTTAAAGTTCGGAGTCGTAATGGTAACTCCTTGGTGGCATATCTGGATGAGGACCTGAGTCTTCTCCAACAGAAGACCCTGAGCCTCACCGTCAAGCCGCCCAAGGCCAGTGCCTCGGCTCCTAACGGTTATACCCAGGCCCGCTGCTCGGCCGCGTTGAATCAGCCGTTCACCCTCGATAATGGGGAAACGACTGTGAATACCGGCCGTGTGGAGTTGGCCCTCGATCCTGAGGCAACTCCCGCTGAGCGGAAAGCTCTTCGTTACAACCTCGCGCTCTTCCTTGTAGACGAGGATTTCGATGAGTTCTGGGATGAACAGTCAACGACCTAGTTGCCGTTGGCTATCTGTCGCAGGCGCAGCAACCGCAAGGTTGCTGTTAGCCTTGACGCTAGCCTTAAGCTACTGCCTCTTAACTGAGCACAGTGGCCACAGGGGACGCGCCTCTACCCTTCCGAAAGCAAAACAGGAGACATTCCATGTTGAAGAAGAGCCGAAAGGCACCCGGTAAGACGAGAAAGGCACGTCGTTCTTTCTCTCCAGATGCGGTTGCGACACAGCTCCATCTGGCACTATGTACTGACCTGAAGACCACTCCGCAGGAGCATCGTGGTCTACCTAGCATCTCGCCCTTATGGGCAAGCGTGCAGCAAATCCAGTCTGACTGTTTCTTATCCAAATATCAGTCAGAGCGCACAAGTAAGGAGAAACTAGAGCTTGAGGCTTTCGAGAAGTTCCTCAAGGTGGATAAATACCTCTCACGGGTTGACCGAAAGGCCAACTTTCCTTATGGGATTAACCGTGACTCTAGGAAACTCTCCAAACGAGAGCGTGTACACCTTAAGGCTAGAAGCCTGGTACACTGGGTCCTCGGAGATCTAACTGAGGATGAGTGGTTTCCCCTCTGTCAACATGGACAAGGGAGCACGGTAGGAGTGCCCTTCCAGGACACGTCCGTGACTGCTAAGGTGCAGCCGCCACTCACATGCACGTTGGGTGCTAGAACTCTCTTCGATCGATACCTGGCGTGGGACTTCCAGTTCCGCGAGGCCATCCTTGGTTATGGGCCGAACCAGGCAACATATAAGATCGTCGAGGGGTCAGTCGCGACGACGGTCGACAAGACTTCAGAGAAGCGCCGAATGATAGCCCCAGAGCCTACTGCTAACATGTTTTTGCAGTTAGGGCTTATGGACCTTCTATACGCGCGACTCCGTCAAGTCGGCCTTGACGTCACTGAGCTTCAAGAAAAACATCGGGAGCTTGCTTGGATCAACAGCATCACACGCAAGTGTGCAACTGTTGACTGGTCCTCTGCAAGTGACTCGGTCGGGATCGAGCTTCTAAGGTGGTTATTGCCTCCGAAGTGGTTCAGAGTACTGGACAACGTCCGATGTCATAAAATGTACGTGAATGGGGTACTGACAACACTCCATATGTTCAGTAGTATGGGCAACGCCTGTACGTTCCCTCTTGAGACTCTTGTCTTCTGGGCCTACGCGCAAGCGTGTGGGTCGTTGCTGCGTGACCGGCACACTCTTTTATGGGGTCTGGATGATTTGGACCCTCGTGTGTCAGTCTACGGCGACGACTGCATCGTCCCTGAGGAGATGGTGGACCTCTATGTCACCATCCTCGAGGGGATCGGGTTCACGGTGAACCCGACCAAGACCCATCATGGGTCTGACGATGCGTTCCGGGAGTCCTGCGGACGGGATTGTACCGCAGGGATTGACGTCCGCCCCTTCTATCTTGGGGCGCCCACCGGCCGGAGAATCAGCTCACTTGAGTCCTGGCTGTACATCGTGTTCAATGCGCTTCAATCGAGGTACATCTCGTACTTCGGGCGCAGAGACTGGGTGTACGACCGGGAGCTCTTCCATGTGATCTTTGGCCTCTTCCAGCGCTACGGCATCAAACCGAAGCTTGTTCCGCTGGATTACCCTGATGACAGTGGGATACGTGACGTGGACGGGGTACGCCTCGCCACGAATTATGGTGTCGCCTTTACTCCGCTTGCTATTACGCAAGCGGGATGGGTCCGGTTCTCTTTCAAGAGGTACGTCTACGGACGTAAACTCCCAGAGGCCGACAGGGCTGGCTTGTGGGTTTTCCACAAGTTCCCGTCCCATCCTTCCTATTTGGAGAGGCTTTTCGGGGTGAAACCCGGAAGACGACATCAATACCCACGGAAAAAGGGTGGTGGATATGTCAGCGCGACCGGTCTCGCCAGCCATTGGCTGGTAACCCTTAGAGAAGGGTAATCCTTGAGACCTAAAGTACAGCACATGCTGTCGCC